GGATCGTCGCAAAGTTCGCGTTGGAATAACCACTCAGAGTGTTGATCTTAGTGTCAAGGATTGAACCTGTGGCAGCTAGGTTCGTGTTCGTAGTATTAATCTTAGTATCAAGGGTAGAACCAGTAGCAGCTAGGTTAAGGATCGTCGCAAAGTTCGCGTTGGAATAACCACTCAGAGTATTGATCTTCGTATTAAGAGTCGAACCAGTGGCAGCTAGGTTCGTGTTCGTAGTGTTAATCTTAGTGTCAAGGACCGAACCAGTGGCAGCAATGTTCCCGCTCAAAGAAGTAATAGTTGGAGAGATAATTCCAACAGAAGCAATTAAATTACCAGCGACAGAAGTAGAGACAGGAATAGTTGAGCTATAATTTTGATTCCCTAAAGATTTGATTTTATTTACTCTTAATGAGCCAGCGGTGATAGCTTGATTTGCAACAAATGAAAATCTAAAGTATCTTGAAGCGCCACCGGACTGAATTGAACTAGCAACACTTAAAGCAATTGTTCCCCTTGTATTATTAGTAGAGAAATTTTGTTCTGTTATACAATTGGTCCAATTTACTAAGTCATTACTATTTTCAACATTTAATTTAAAACCCCAGAAATTTTGATTCCAATCAGTATTTAAAAGTATAAAATTTGGTCTTGTATAACTAGTGCCTTGGTCTACAACAAATCGTTTTCCAGAAATTCCAACAGAATATTCTGAAGAAGTTACTAAGTCTAAATAAGATGTCGCATTACCATTTAATAAAGTACCATAAAATAAAGGTGCTGGATCTGCATACCAGTTATTTCCAGAAAAATACTGACCGCTAATAGTTGCTCTAAACCTTAATGGATCATTAACGCCAATAGCATTAGATAGAGCATCAATTAATTCTAAATTCGATTGCGGACCAGAAGCTACGGAAGTAGAATATCCTAAATAAGCACTACCTGTATTTGAAGGATAAGCCAAATCTTCTCCAATAATTATGTAATCAGAAAACCTAGCATTTCCACCAGAGACATCTAGTTTAACAGCAGGATTAGTTAGTCCTATACCAACATTGCCAGCAAAAGTTCCATTTAAAGCGACTACTAAAGAGCCATCTGTTTTAATTGTGTCTTCAGCGGATCTATAAAGATTTGCTTGAGCGTCTTGTCCAAAACTTAAACCGCTTACTGCACTAGTTGATGCTGCACCACCAATTGACAATAGTGATATTGGATTATATATTCCAATGCCAACTTTGCCATCTGGTTTAAAAGTCGCTAAACCACTTAATCCAGCAGTCAAAACAATTGAATTAGGATTAGTTGAAAGCAAAAGTAAATCATCAGAAAGACCACCAGTAACAGCAGAAGCTAATCCAATAGCAGCTTCTGGAGTTTGCGCCTTATAAAATTCTATTTGAGAACCTGCATTATTTCCCGTACTTCCTACTAGTCTAACCGTAGCAATACTTGATATTGTACCAGAATTTTCTATATGTAATTTTACAGCAGGATTTGCTGTTCCTATGCCAACATTACCTGTTACCAATAAATTAGAAGTTATCGAAGCAGTTCCATTTATTCTTGAATCACCAAATACTTCAAAAGTATTAGTAGAATAAGTATGCGTTCCAAACCTTGCTAGATTTATATACTGATTAGCAGCGCCTCCTGCTTGTTGTAAATATAAAGGTAGGTTTCCGTTACGATCTACTTTTATAAGTCTATGTCTATACTGACCATTTGTATATGTATTATGATCGAAAACTAAACCAAAAACTCCAGTAGCATTTGGAAATATATTAGAATCAGGAATTCCTGATTGACTAGTAAATCCCATGTTTCTCAAGTGTAGTTGACCTGATGGATTAGTTATACCTATTCCAACGAAGCCATTATCATAAATGCTTCCAGTAACTAATTCTTTAGACGTATTCCAACGAGGAACATAATATTGCGTTCCAGATCCAGAAAGAAAAGTATCATTCGCATATCCGCTAAGAGAATTTATTCTATTATTTAATAAGGTCCCAGTAGCCGCAATTTGCCCACTTAAAGCAGCAAGATCCGCATTGCTTGAATCTGCTTGCCACATTACGCCAGACGATGTAGACGTTAGAACTTGACCCGGAGTTCCTAAGCGACTAGAGTAGTCAAATATAAAACCAGAAATTTGAATTCCCGTCGTGAGAATTTCATCTATAGCGAATTGAGCCATTTGGAAACCTTATACCTTATTATTAATTACACAAAAAAATCTTTAGCCCCCTAAAAATCGAGAGCTAAAGATTGCGTTTCTAATATTTTATCTGATATTTCAGACCTGCATCTTTGGGAATGGAGGAATCTCAGGAGCTTGAGTGTTATTGAGTACACCCTGAAGAGCCGCAGTACACTTATCAAGGTACACATGCTCATCATAACTCAATCGGCTCTGACGAGCTAGACCTACAAAAGTGTTTAGCGCAATTTGCGGCGTAGGATCTGGCAAGTCCTTGACGGATGGAGGCTGCTGTGGTGGCTGTTGATTAGTCTGTTCCATATGTATTATATATTATCTTCCTTCGGCTAAAATTCTTTTGGCTGCATCAGAAATGTCGTTGTCCAAAACTTTCTTTGTACCGGATACTTTTAAATAAGAATTATTATAGCGTCGAAATTCATTCAAAAGTCTTTCTCTCAGCATTTTCATATTATCAACTGGGAGAAGATTCATTTTGACTGCATGACTTTGAAGATCGCTCTTAGTCATAGCATTTAGTTGACTCCAATATTCATTCTCGTTAAAAGTACCGTACTTGTCTGAACCAGCATCACCAAGAATCTGGTCAAGAGTTTGGTATTGCTTTTCTTCAACTTGAGCATGAGTTTGACTCATGTCTTCTAATGCTTGCTTCTTCTTTTTAGCCATACCTTATAATACTATATATAAATAAAAATGTAAAATAAAAAACCCCAGAGGGGTTACCTCTGGGGTTAAAACTGAGAGAGCTTTTAATTAGTTGGTAATAACACCACCGATAGCGCGAGCGTCGATACAAATACGGCCCTCTTCCAAGAAGCCGTAGAAACCAGTCTTCTCGGCGCGAGAAACGAATTGATCATCAGGTAGAACGCTGAGTTGTCCACCGCTCTCAGCGTTTGTAGCGACTGGGCGGATAAATGCATCACGGCTCAAGTCAAGACCAATTGAGAGGTCATGAGAAGCAGTGGCGAATGTAATGGCGTTAGCACCGTTGATGTCAGGATAAGTGGTTACGTCAAATGAATCAAATAGAGTGTTATACTTTTGATTCTTACCGAGTTCAACGAGTTCGATAATATTAATACCGAACAAGCTCTCCATTCCGCCGCCTCTATAAATCTCAGTGCGAACATCTTCAGACAATTGAGTTTGAGTAGTACCAGAAGTTGCGAAGAGAGGATTAAATGAGAAAGAACGAATCTTAGCCTTGATTTCAGGGCTAATAAAGAGATCGGTCAATCCGCGAGCAGAAGCATCAGAAGGAGTACCACCAGCGAATGAAACGTTAATTCTCTTAAAGCGGAGAATCAAGTCATTCAAACATGCCATATCGAAAGCTCTTGCACCACCAGTTGGAGCAATAAGATGCTTAAGGGCACCAGAAGCGGAGTAAGAAACTGAACGGCCATCCTTGGTAGCAGCAGCACCAAGAGCCTTTAGAATAACAGCCCAAGCATTGCGCTCTTGCTTAACAAGAACCTCTTGAGCCATACGATCCAAAGCTCCGCTAACTACGTCGAGACGAGCTTTACGGGCGTACTTCTTATTGAAAGAAACGGCAGAGTCAAGACGATAAGTAGCGATCTTCAACTCTTGAACTGGTTGATCCATGTAGTTGGAGGGCAAGCCACCAGCGACATTTTGAGCCCAGACGGAAACTAGACCAGCAGCCTCGTTGTAATAGAGGTCAAGAGGATAAGAAGGACTATCGTCTTCGTTATACTCCATGTCTCTATAAATCATGCTGGCAGTACCAGCTTGAGCGAGAACCTTTTGAATTACTGGTCCGACGAAAGCGGCCAAAGCTTCCATAGCTTCAGCGGACTCAACAACATTGCGAGAACCAACCTTTTTGATTAGCTCTACTTGTTCTGGCGTATTTTTTAATTTAAGTCTCATATTATATTATAATTAGTTAGTTAGGTTGTTGGTTATATTATAGGTCGAGGTTTAGTAATGCGTAACCATCATCATCAGCAGAACCTAGATAAGTTCCAACTTTGACGTAAGAACCGTGGATAGCAGCATTTGACTCCAACTCGCCGACAGTATTAATATAAGCAGCGTTACCGGCAGAAGCACCAGTAGCGTAAGCCAATACAATACCACGCTTGAGAATAGGAACAGTTTGTCCAGAGACAACTGCACTCAATTCAGCAGCCTTACGAGGATTGAAGATTAGCTTCTCGCCGTTTTCGTCTGTTTCACGAACGTCGTTAAGAAGCATTCCAACAACCTTATTAGCATCGCCAGTACCAGCGGTAGTGACGCGAGCGGTAGTAGAATAGCGATCAGATACAACATTGCTGTATGAAGCTCCAACAGAAGTAGCAGAAGTAATATTTAGAGAGTCATCAGTGTTTTTCCAACCATTGCCGAGAACTTTAACGAAAGTTCCCTTGTTTACAGTTTCGAGATCGAAAGCGAACATGTTAATAACTTCATGCTCACCATAACCGCGAAATGGTTTAATTAATCTTTTAGTAGATGAATATGCCATAGTGTTTTCCTATTATTTATTTGTTTTGTTTATTTTGTAATAACGAAGCCTTCGTCATTAAAAGCTGATTGATATTTTTGCTTTAAAGTCTTTGAAGGATTAACAACGCCAGCAGTGATTACATCATTTTGCTGAGTTCCGTTGCTAATAGCGTCATCAACGACAGTAGCATTTTCGGTAGAAGCAACAGTCTCTTGAATCTCAGTAGCCATAGTCTCTTTCTTCTCTTCTTTTGGCATCTTTGAGGCTTTATAAGACTTGTTCTTCTCCTTCATTAAAACGCCCATCTTTTTCTTGTAGGCGGCGAAAGAATCTTCATCCAAATCTCTGATATCGTTAGCAATTACTTCCCTATCTTCGGTATCAAGATCGAACTCTTCATCTAGTCCAGCCATTCTGGAAGAGAATAGTTCTTGCTTCTCCTTAGAAGCTTTTTCTTGCTGTAAGGTTTCTAAAGATTGCTTGAGAGCCTCAAGTTCTTTCTTTAGGTTTTCAGAATCAGAAGAGAGACTAGCGAACTTCTCTTCGGCGTTCTTGATTGCGTCTTCTTTAGCTTTTTGTTCAGCAGCGAATTTCTCGGAAGCCTCTTTTAGTTGCTCTCCAATAAAATCTCTGATAGAAGAAGCGGTTGCTTCTTTGAGCAACTCGTCAGTAATTTGAGATACTTCAGATATTTTCATATTCTTTCTTTCGATAATTACATTAGATTCTAATGTTTGTGAAATTTCTTCTGCTTTTTGCTCTACTATTTCTTCGGATTCTGGTTTTTTAACACTAACACCAACTACATCAGCAGCAGGATTAGCAGTTAGTCCAACTCCAAGAGGAAGAACTCGACCTTTAATTTTACGGTAAATTAATTGGTTTTCATTGAGTCTTCCGCTGCCACCAAATCCGGTTAGTTTTCCTTTAATCTTTTCGATCTCTTCTTTGTCTGAAATGATAGTAGCATTTTCGATATTCTTTTCGCTTCCTTCTAGAACGGCTACTTCAAAATCATTATAACCCAATTCCCAAGAAGCACTAACCTTCATGTAGTTATTAGAAGTAGGATCATTAGATTCTTCGATTGTATTGGCAAGATCTTTATTAACAATTTTCCAAACAACGCCGCCAAGAGTGATATTGTATGGTTCTTTTTTATCTTTGACTTGTTCTTCAGTAAGGGGAACATCGGTCCCAAACTCAGAAAATCCTGCTGATAAAATAACACCAACTACATTAGCGCGATTGTGTTCAATATTAATAGGCTTGTTAATGAAGTTTTTATATACTTCAGTAGCAATAGATGAATCAATTACATCACCATTTTTATTAACACGATTTACGACACAAGCATTAAAAGCAATTGGCAAAAGATCCATATTAGACTCAGCATTAACTTCAGGAATAAAATTCCCTACATCAATTAGACTGGCTAATGATAGATACTTGTCTTTTTCTTCAGAGACTAATGGCCTGATTGAAGAACTAAATGTTGTAGAGAATTCAAATTTCATATTATTCTAGAAAATATGTAATACTACCTACGGTTGCGGTTGCAATAGCTATTCCAGAACTATCTGGAACTCTCAAAGGAGCAGAATAGTTACAATTCCCTTGAGCTACATAAGCAAATATACTTCCACTTGCTGTAGCACTAGCATTTGCCAAAGTAAGATTAGCTTGAGTGCTTATATCAGTAATGAAAATTCTTGAATTACCATTATTGGGTGGCTGAATCAAAACACCTGTTGTTGTAAAATTAACAGTTGTTGTTGGTACGGACGCAATACCATTTTGAATAAAAGATTTCATTGTTTTAGATGTTATTTATTTTTCTTGTACTGTAACAAGCAAGTTTGGAATTTTTCTTTGTCAGTTCCCTGTTGAGAGGGTATGCATTTTTGAAGGAAGTCTTTGAAATTTTGACCTTCTGTTTCGCACATTGACTTGTACTCTTCCTCTTCTTCGTAAGAAGCATAGGCTTGAGCGCGAGAGAGTTGGTCCATTGTTTTTGTTAGAACTTCTCCTTTTTTATAAGTTGGGCCTTCGTTAGTTACTTCATATGAAATAACTTTACCCATTTGATTTGGTAAGTCTTTGATTTCTTTTACAATTCCTTCGCTGCCATAATGATAACAGTTCTTATTTACATTTCGAACCTTCTGACCAACCATAAACATTGGTTCAGAACTCATATAATTAGCGTCAGACTCTTCGGCAAACATTACATAGTTATGAATCATTACCATGTAATCTTCAGTAATAGCAATCTTGCCTTGTAAGAACGACTCAGTTAAATTTTCTTTAACCTTTTCATCATTTAAAGCATTAAGAATGTTTTCCGCATGAGTTTTAATAGAATTTAAAGAGCCAACTGACATTTCTAAATATTCATTCTTGTACTCTTCCATTTCACTCTCTTCGGATTCCATCTCATCTTCAGGTTCCATCATTTCTTCAGCTTTTGATAAATCAGGCCAAATTTTTAAGAGTTCACTTTGATCCCAAAGAGTAAAACCATCCCACTCTTCTTCATTAGCTTGAGCTTTCTTTAAAGCGTCTTGCTTTGGATAGTCTTTTTCTCCGGGCTTTGCTGGCTTATAGTTCTTGCCGAGACGATCTTTCTTCTTTTGAATATTATGCCAAAGACCTTTTCCAGCTTCTGTTTCTAAACTAAAGACCCCTTCTGAAGCTTTAACTGGAGAACCTGCCCTCCATTGATAGCAAGACCAGTAGCGAGCCTTCCACTTGGGGCCGGGATTAGCGCAATTGTGTCTAGCCCTAAAGTTTTTTCTTCTAGCAGGATCATCTCTCTTGATCTCCATATTAGGATCACCAAAGTTAACCTTTACGACGTTTCCTTTTTCATTTTTGACATAAACAGAAAACTTTTTAGGCCCATCAGGAGTCCTGAATGGCTTATTTAATGTTTTCTTTTCTTTGTCTGCGGCGATAATATTAGAGGAGATATCGATTTCTAGTTCTTTGGTTTTCATAATTCGTACCAAAATTGGATTGAGTCATCATCGTTTAAATAAAGATCTTCAACATCTTGAAAATCATAATCTAATTGAAATTCTTTAATGTCCGCTTCTGCTTGCGAAAAATCTTCTTCTAAAAGATTTACATCTTCTAATACATCTATTTCTAAATTTTTCATATTTTATTAGATTTTTTTAAGTTTTCTTTAGCCGTTAAGACTTGTAAATTCCAAGGTTCATGCCTACCGCCTTTTGATAATGGGATAATATGATCTACATGATATTTCTCACCAGTAATTGATTCTAAAGACTTAGCTGTATCATAAAAGACTTCGCAAAAACGGCGCAAAATTAAATGTGTTTTAACTTTTTCTCTTCTAGCTCTTTCTGAATTTGCATGTTTAGACAAATGATATAAAGAGCGAGATTTTTTATTTTTTTCTCTACTAATTTTAGATTGAGAAAGCCTATTATTTCTATAATTTAAATCTTGTTTATATCTTTCTTTTCTTTTGCTATTAGCTATCTCTTGATAAGAAGAATCCCACTTTTTCTTCTTTTGCCTATACTCAATAGATGCTTGCTTGCTTTTATAAGTATTAAATTTCTCTATAGAAATCCAGTACTCTCTATTTTTATTTATGTAACTCCAAAAATATTTTTGTCTAACATTGCAAAAGTCTCCTCTTTTATATAATTTGTTATTCATAGGAGATCCTTATCTGCTTTTCTATAACTATCTTTTACTTTGCCACCTCTAACAAGTCTTAAAAATGCATTTACGCGAGCTAAAGCCCAAGCTGTTCTTGAAACTCCGGGTCGATGCGATGAACTATATGCTCCTGCGCCTCTTCTAAATACTTTCTTTAATTGACTTAAGCTTACTTTCTTAGAGTATTTACTGTTATGCTCTCTAACTTTAGACTTTAAAGCTTCAACTACTTTAGCAGAAAACTCTATTGCTTTATCGCTTTTTGTTCCTGCGCTGCCAGAAGGATTTTTAGAAGAACCGCTGCGTCTTTCAGAAGGTTTAGCAGGGGTCTGAGCAGAGCTTTTAGGCCCAGACCTCTTTGATTCTATAATTTCAATTTCTAAACCTTGTAGATTCATAATTTGCAGCTTATTATTTATACACTAAAAATTAGTAATTAAGGAAATTATAATGGCCCATTTGTATTAAAGTTTGTGTAACTTAATCCTTTTAACAATCCGCTCATAAATAAACCATTAGGATGAGGATAAGAATTCATGTCCATATCACAGTAAAAACTAAAATCTAAAACAGTATTTGAACCGATTGAAGAGTCATAAGATAGGTCTTTAAATTTAGCTCCTCTAATATCGTAGCGAATAATAGTTTCGGAACTCTTATTCATCTTAATTGAGATGTCGTATTTAGATTCTGATTTTATATCTGATAAAAGATTTCCTGAATAGTTTAAGTTTCTATATATTGTAGAGAAAGAGCCTTCTACAGTAATTGGAGTGTTTATTTGGCGATCTACTGGGTAAACATAGCCCAATGTTTTTAATGGTTCTCTTTCTAAAGGGATGTTAAAATTAAAACTTTGTATAGCGGCATCTTGGATTATTAGATTAGACTTGTTTTTAGATGTTGAATTAACATCATAAATGTCAATCACGATGTCGCCGGGGAGCAAAACAGAAATTGCATTTCCAGTTTCCTCAAAAGCTGTATTATAATTTGGAATATTAAACGTTATGCCGGTATTTAATGTTCCGCTCTTCGGTTCTAAATAAGGAGAAACTACGTTTATTCCAGAAGAGTAATATAACACATTATGTGCTGTATAATTTACTGTAGCTTTAGGAAAATCGTTAACTTGAGCCTGAACTCCATAAGAAGTGATATAACAATTACCGAAAGCTAAGACTGGAAACCCAGAAATACTACTACCAATTGCGTCTGTATTATTTGGAGTAATTGTTAAAAATAAATTGCGCTGATCTCTGTATTTAAAAGGATACTTAAATGTATTGTTTGTGGCTTGAGTTAAATCAGAATTGAATGAATAGTTCTGGTCTCCAAAAGAAAACCCAGATAATAAATTACCACTAGGAAAAACTTGCCCACCATCAAATTGATCTAAATTAGGAGGCCCAAGATCAACATAGAAGCCCATTCTAGCTTCGTTTCGTAAATCTTTAATGTTGTAATTGAAGCTAAGACTAATATCAGGAGGATTTAAAGTATAATCATAAATAGTAGAAGCATTTCCTATCTCTGAGAACCTAGAAGATTGAGTATTTATCTGATAACTAAATTGATTAATTCTTTTAAGGGGTTGAATTAAATTATAAACCCCAGTTCTGAGCAGGTTGCCGTTAGGGTCAGAGAAAAAATAGCCACTCGCTGGAGCAGGTCCAACGAATAACAATTCGTTATTATATATTACTCTGTTTGTAGCCATTAGATTTTGCTATGATAGAGTAAACTAGCCATGTAAGAATCAACTTGATGCTCGCAAGCAATATTATGGATCTCTTCTATTCTCTTTGGGTTTTTGTCTACAGGAGTTTCAATATATTCTCCTATTTTGGAGACCCAATTAGATTGATCTTCGTTTGCGACAATAACTTTAGTAATATCAAGGACTACTTCTTTTTGTCTTTCGTTTAATTTCTTAAGTTTATGTTTTTTCTTTAAAAAGCCCTCTACTTCTACTCCTAACTTGCTTGTAGCTTCTACAATGTCTTTTAATTTCATGACACTGTAATTAGCTTTAGAAGAAGTGCCAATTGGCTTAACGTTTTTGGTAGCTTGTTTAATTCCTGTTGTTCCTCCGGGTCTACCTGCTTCTACTTTAGGACCACCAATTAGAGGCTGATAGAATCCTTTGTCTTTTAAATCAACAAATGATGTTTGAGACTGAACAGATTCATCTGGAGTTGGGAGAACGCCCGTTTCAATAGCTTTGAGACCTTCTTCTGGAGTAAGAACGCCAAGCTCAATAAGACGAGTATAAATTCTATTAAGATTTTGATCTGTCTTGAGATCCATATCCTCAAAGAAAGGAGTAGGGAATACTTTAAATCCAATTTCTTTAGAAATTCTCTTAACTTCAGGAAGCAGAAAGTCAGTTACGAAAGCTTGTCTAGCTTGTAGTAATTTTTGGCTCAATAGAGAAATCTTTGCGCTAGTATTTGCGAACTTTTCGTTTGTTATTAAGATGTTATTTAATCCAATGTTAATATCCTTATCAATTACTTCATACTTTTTAGGATCAAGAATGTCAGCAATTTGAGGAATGACGAATTCAGCTTTTGTAGTATAGTCAGCGATAAGAACTCTACCAATAGACTGATTAGCAAAAAGAGTTTGCATTGTTTTTAAGTTCTCTTGATTAACGCCACCCTTATCAGGTTCAGCACCCATTGTTACAAGCAAGATTACTTGTTGAATTGTTCTTGTAAGGGCCATATCCATACGGCGCATTTCTATTTTTGCGCTAATATCTTCAAGAACAGGAAAACCCATTGGTACAGCGAAGGGTTCGTAATCTTGTTTCTTGTAGAATACGGCGTAGAACTTCTTTGTGTCTAAATGGAGCAAAACTGCCGTAGCTTTTCCTTTTAGAACTTGCTCTTTAACTAACGGATCAAGAGAATCTAGTATCTCTTTGTCTTCTTCTGTTCTTGGATTTCTAATTTGCTCAAGCTCGTAGTCAGTTAGAACCTTATAATACTGTCCTCTGTTAAAAGACAAATTGCCATTAACCTGAACGTCTGCTGGATTAATGATTATGTATCTAGCAGGTAAAGAAACTCTTGCCGCCAAAGCTTGAGAACCGAAAACTTGGCTAATTTTAGACACATCCTCTTCTCTAATGGTAGTGTCGTATCTATAAATGAAAACATTACCAGAACGATAATACTCTCTAAAGAACTTGTCTTGAAGAGCAGTAATATTTATCTTATTAAATAAGGCTTGGAAGAAATCTCTTGCGCTTTTATTTCCACCTTTTAAATGAATATTACCACAAGAGAGTTCTGACATTAGGTCAATAGTATTTCTAAACAAACCAAAGTTATAGTAGGCTTTTTGGCAAAGGATTACTGTATCTCGGACATCAATATTTGATTTGTTATAATTATAACCAGTGGCATAATTAAATGGCACCATACCGTCATCAATATTGCGAAAACGATCTGTTCTCTCAATGGTTGATGCGGCGTTTCTGCGGCTCCTCGTTTCGGTAACTCTGCTTGCTACTCCGCCATGAGCAGGAGTAGAGCCTTCTACCATCATTGGGGCGAAAGAAGATTCCTCAATTTTTTCTTTTTTAACCTTTGCCATAAGCCTAATAATTAATTACACATTTTAAATTAAAATTGGTGTAAATCCCGCAGCTACTATTTTATTTTCAGTAGTCATAATGTCATTATAGCATTTGGAACCCCATTTAGCTAACATTAAAGCAGTATAATTATCTTTTCTTGCTCTATTAGGGGAATTAGAGCGTTTTAAGTGTTGAGGAAGGTCGAAATTAACAGACCCACGGCTACTAGTAGTAAACTCAACTAGTGAGCATTGCTTCTTAGTGTTATAAACAAGCAAATCTTGGTGTTCAATTAGATCTAACTTGTTCCAGTCTTTACTTTCTTCTACGAAGATTATTTCTTCTGGTATTCTTTTATTTATTTCTTCATTAAAGAAGGTTTCGTTGGCTACCGTCTTTGAAGCAAACCAGATTTTCTTATAGTCAATTGCCGCTTGTAGATTTTCATTACCTCTTCTAATGAAGGTAGTAGTGAACACTTGAGTTACTGCTATTTGTTTATTCTCAAGGTTATATTGACTCTTGGCTTTCTGAACCATCTTTGTGTATTCAATACCTTCAAGATCGGAATCGAAGTCAATAAACTTAATCTTCTCAGATTCTGAATTTACAAACTGAGATTCATTATAAGTGTTGAAGAAAATATCAGCACCAGCATTATCACATATGATATAAACAATATTAAAGCTAGTCATTAAGTAATGAAAGTATTTAATGTGAGTATTTAAGCTGCCAAGACCAGCATAAGCATGAACGAGAACGTCATTTTTGTTTTCTCTGTCTATTTCCAAAATAGCCATTGCAAAATAGTCAGCATTTGGACTGTCGCTCATGTTGGGGTCCATTGCTAAGATATATTGCTTACCGCTATCTCCTCTAATTTGGGAGTGAGGTCTCTCTTCAAACTTAAGAGTACATTCTTCCATCTTCTTCATACTGAAGTAAGAGTCGCTACCATCAGTAAATTGAGCGCAATACTCTCTCAAGAAAGAAGCGTGAGAAGATCCACCGTTTTGCGCCTCTTCTGTAATTGAAGAATCTATCATCTCTGGAGGAAGAGACTCATAACTTAATTGAGAAACAAAATAAGTAGCACTTGTTGGCTCTTTTGAATAAATGTTGTCGCACCACTCTTTATAAGTTTTATAAAGATTTTCAAAAGTATAAGAAGCAGAGGAAAGAGCAATCATTTTAGAAGTGTTCTTGAACTCCATGCGGTCAGCTTCAGTCATTGCGCCTTGAGCAATTAATTCATTCTCTTGTTCGCGAATACTAATACGTTCTTTAATGTCTTGAGGAACAATCAAGAAGGGCATTAATACATTTTTGATGATATCTTCTGGCAATAACAAGAATTCGTCTAGCACAAGAACATTAGCGCGGAAACCGCGAATCTTTTCGCCGCTTAGAGGAATAGCTTTTATTGAACCTTCGTTAATTGACCAGTCGTATTCATCATTACGCTTTGACTTTGCGCCAAATGCTTGCATCAAAAGGTCTGCACCTTTAGATTCGGTAATCTTTTCTATTGAATTGAAGATGCTTCTTGCTGTTCTGAAGGTTGGACCAGCAATTAAGATTTTACTCTTAGGTTCAAAGATGCATTGTAAGAAACAAAACACCGCAGCAGAGAAAGATTTAGAAGCACCGCGACCCCACACGTTCATGCAGAAGTTTCGGTTCAACATTCCTTTAATTACAATCTCTTGATAGGGCCATAATTTTATACCAGAAATTAGCTCTGTAGTTATCCCTATATTTGAACGCAAAAACTTAGCTAAAGTTATCTTAGCTTCCTTATCTTCAAGAGTATCTTTTAGTCTAGAATATTCATCATTTAGATTTGGGATTATTCTATTATATTTCTCTGGGGTATACCACATATTATAGCATTTTTAGGTCGTAGCAAAGCTGGAGATCGTATTTAAAGAAGTTCTCATCAGTAGAGAACATCTTTTCAATAATGCGAACGGACTCTTTGCGCCCTTTTGCAAATAAGAATTGCACATGGGGATATTTCTGAATTAACTCTCTGACATTATGGAATATGAACTCAGGGTTTACCTTTGTAGCCTTCTTATATACATGAGGAAGATAATTAAAAGACAGAGCATTACTTAAACTCTCTTCTACAATGATAACCATGTTAGCTTTGGCTTCGCTGGCTTTCTCAATCTCTCGACAAAACCTTTCGTAACCGGCGCTTAGTGTTCCAATGAAATCAGAAATAGACTTTCTCTCAAAGTAAAGCTTGCCATCATAACTTGGATGACTAAACCCATAGTCTCCAAACTTAAGAGTACGAACTTCAGATGCCATATTAAATATAAACGGCTTCTGCTCTCGCGTATCAATGTAAATGATTGACCCTTTGGTTTGTAATGGTACTAAATTATCTAAATTCTCTGGGTATATGTATTTATTTTTAAATCCAAGATCTCCAGCGAACTGATAATAATCACCAAAAATTTCTTGTAAGTAAATAACGCTCGGGCTTAAGACGCTGCGAAGCTCAACTTGAGATGGAGTATATTCTAGACCTTTCTTTTCTTTTCTCTTGATTAGAAAGTCTTTGCAGTACTCTTTCTGTTTCTCTAGTGACTGAGCTTTGAGCCAATTTTTTAGATTATTTTTATTGTTGAAGTCAGTATTAAAGTACTGCTCTTTATTCTTGTAAATAATTATGGAGTTATCGAAAGCATCATAGCGAGGATGATGCTGTTGATAGTATTCTATTACTCTTAGTTTGTGAGCTTTGAGATGACGATTAAAGTCTGCATCTACCTCATAAGCTTTTTGACATATTTTACATGTTTCAGCCATTTAACACCTCGTCCTCTGAAATTCCTAAGATACGGCACTTGATTTCGTCCATTGTAGAGAGGCGATCTATTTCATTCTTTACCATCGCCTTTCTTCTTTCAGCAAGTTTTAATAATTGCATACGAGATTCTTCTTCTTTCCACATTTGAACTAGATTAAGGATACTGGCGTTCTCTTTTATTTGCTTGCTAAGACGATCACTTCGTTTTACTTTAAGATCATTAAGAAGTTTTTGCTGGCGGATAGTCGATTGGTTGTATTCGTTTCTTGCGCCGCTAATGGCCTCAATAAGAGCCATAGGAATTTTGCCACCCCCATCCACTTCCATATCAATCTGATTTTGGAGGGTCTGAATGGTCTCTTGGATGTTGGCAGATATGACTACTTCGGTAGCTAATACAATATACTGATCTACTTCTTCTTGAGTAAGGTCTGGTTTATCAAATGTATAACGAACAAAAGAGCTTTCAAATAACTCACGATCAATGTTAGAAGAGTAACTATTTATCTGATGCAGGAAACGATAAGTGTGCATGTATCCAATGATAGCATTAATAGCGGCCTTCTGGCGCGAAGTAACTTTGTCTTTGTCAACGCCTTCATGGACGTATCTATTGATGCGAAAGAGCATCCGCTCAAAAGTCTTTGGCGGCATGTATTGAGAATCTGCAAGACTCTCTGTGTCTCTTTGTGAGACTGGACCTGCTTGAATTACTTTCTGGTCAAGAGTCTTAATGAAATCAATTACAGTACGAGTTTCTTGACTGAGGCTAGTAAGGTTTTGATTATTGAAAATACTTTTAGTAATCTCAAGTGCGCCCATTGAACCTGCATTGTTGGCAGTAAACTCTTTTTGATCTGAAGATAATTCAATCTTATCTTTTGCCAAGTACTCATATGAAGCTCTTGCTTTAATTTGTCTTGTGGATAAGAACTCTTTAACTTTCTTGCCGTGCCAACTTCTACCGTCTGCGCCTTCAACGTTAGGAAAAGCAACCCTAACAAGTTCAAGCAAAGAAGGAGGATTAGTAGGGCGATTGTTCCACTCATTTAAAATTGCCAGTCGCTGTTGGTCATTAAGTTCTTGAGGTTGGTTTTCATTTTCAGCCATAAATTTCTACTTCTCCATTCACAATGCACTTCTTAGCTTTTACAAGTATAGAACGCTTTAAGTTCTTTATTTGCTTGTATCCGGGGGAACGATTCTTTTCAGTAGTCTTGAATCCTAGAACTTTTGCGACTTCTTCTTCTCTCTGATTTCTCAAGCAAAGCATCTCATAAACTACCCACTCTGCTGGCTTTAATACTTTCTTTAGTGCTGATGATAAACTCTGAGTGCTTCTTAGAAGGTCGAAGCCTTCGTTAGTCATGTCGTGAACTTCTTTAATATGATTCTCAAGAGGGAGGGTTACTTTTGTATTGAAAGCATCTTTCTTATTATTTTCCCAATGACCATACAAGGGACATTTTCTACATTGCTCACCATATATTGAGCAAGAGTCATCCCACTCTGCCGCCGCACACTTCAAACAAGGTCTGGCATAATTACCATAGTTGTTTCTTATAATGTTTTTTATTTGATTGGATATGATAATGTTTAACCAAGGGGCAAGGGGTTTTTTCTGATCGTATAGGCTCCATTTTTTGTAAATATGAATCCTCAATATCTGCTCAACGTCCTCGAAATCAATCCAAGACAGTGCGGCAAGGTTCCACTTGTTTTTGCGTTTGCGAATTTCTTCGTCTACGATAGCAATGTTCTTTTCAAAGGTTTCTTTTTGGACTTTTTGAGCCATTTTATTTTTGCCTTAATGTACCGGCTTCTTTTTTAAACATTTTAAGAGTATCTTTTACAGAGAGACCTTCTGCTCCTCTTGCCCCAAAACCTGCCATGCTGTCTGGCATTGTTGCGGCAATCTTTGCAAGAGATTCTTTTCTTGGGCCTTCTGCTTGATACTCAACTTCTAAACCATTTTTTAAATCAGGAATTGATGCATCATTTTCTTCATCATCGCTTTCATCATCGTCCTGCTCGTCATACTCTTCTTGAGCGCGAACTTTGTTTTCTCTTGCCTTTTTATCTTGTGGCTTTTCTACGATAACACCATAGAATGCTGTACCGCAAGCAGAGCAAAATTTTGGTTTTGCTTGAGCGTATAAATTAGGACTTCCACATTGAGAGCAGTAAATTTTTTGCATAATTCATTAATTTATTATAGTTTAATAACGGTAAAAAAGCAAGTGTAATTGTAATAGAATGAAGTATTCATTTAAGAATTACGAAAAAGTTGAATACACCATTAATTGGGTCAAACCCCCTAAAGGGTGCTATGGTATATGTGATTCCCCAGAGATGGAGAATCCAAAGATTAAAATTGACCCCGCATTAACCAAACAAAAGACAGTCAACATTCTAATACATGAAGTATTACACGCATTCTTCTGGCAAGAATCTGAATCAAAAGTAACTAAATGCGCTAATACTTTATCAAGACTCATCCACCAAAGGATGAAACAAAAGTTTAATGAATGATTGACTTATATTTAGTAATCTTATCAACAATGAAGCGGGTAATACCACTTCTCATAATATCTTCTTGCCCAAGTTTAAAGTATTGAATGCCATTGTCTCGACTATCTTGGTCTTGGAAGATATCGCAGAACTCTTTGAACCCAGACTTCTTGCCTAAGTCATTTTGCATAATAGTATCACCACAAATAAATAGCTTACTAAATTTACCCATTCGGGTTGCCGCCGTTACAAGAGAATCAAACATCATGTTCTGACCCTCATCCAAAATAACGGAATTAACGTTAAAGGTATAACCGCGAAGCAGAGAAACAGGATAAGTTTTAATCCTTTCTTGCTTATTTAGTAATTCGATACTGGATTTATTTAGTAATTCTTCTAGCTTATCAAATAGAGGTACGTTATAGAAGAAAGTCTTTTCGTCTAAGTCGCCAGTTAAGAAGCCAGTTTGACCATCTGTGCTTTGAATTAGGGATCGGATATATACAATATCAGAAATCTTTTTGGCCTTTAGTAATTCTAGCGAGCAATAAACACTCAGTAGAGTCTTGGCTGTGCCGGGAAGCCCATCTAGAATGATTATATTAGTAGACTTGTCTAAGGCTGCTTGTATAATTTGTTCTTGTTTCGGGGTCCATTTTAATTTACGAATTTCAAAGTCATCTTTTACTTTGTCTTTTTGGGACACATGTGGGGAGTTATCTTTTTTTGACATTTTAATTAGCCTTACTATTTTAATTACATGTATTATATATAATGAGGAACAAATTTCAAGTTACAGTTGTGAACCCTAAGACTTGTAGGAAGAAGATTTGTTGTGAGGGGTGCGAACTGTCATATAGCAAAGAAGATTATTTATTATTCTTCACTGTTCGTAAACTTGTTTATTTTAATATGATTGCTGAAGATGGGAAGCAAATGAAGATTTG